AGGCTCCAGGTACACAGCGATCGATCCCTTGCGACGACCCGCCTGGTTCACATATCTCGCAGTCGAGTTGAAGACACGTAACATAGGGATGATACCATCAGACTGACCATTGGTACCCCGAATACGCGACTTATTGGCACGAATATCGTGAATGTGCATACCGATACCACCAGCCCATTTACTGATCTGAGCACATTCAGTTAGTGTACCGTAGATACCATCGATCGAGTCCGCCTTGTTTGCGATGAGAAAACACGAAGACATTTGAGGTCTAGGTGTACCAGCGTTGAAGAGGGTTGGTGTGGCGTGGATGAAGAGACCCCTAGACATCTTGTCATAAGTATCGAGAACCCCAATAATATCCTTACCATGAATACCAATGGAAACCCTCATAAACATGTACTGTGGTGTCTCGATCAATTTTCCATCGACACGCTGAAGATAGCTCTTCTCGAGGGTCTTGAGACCAAAATATCCGAAATCGAAGTCCCGGTCCATATCGATAGCACCCTTAACCTGTTGAGCAACTTCCACGACTTCGTCTGTGACGACATCAGCCTTATGAAGCTTACGCATCGCGAGGTGAAAGTTGTTGGGACACACCTTCTGAATGTTACTGGCGACGATGCGAGTAGCTAGGGTTTCATAGTCCGGATCAGAAGTAATCATACCGATACAAATTTCAGCAGAGAGTGTGTCGATTTCTTGAGTCGTGATGTTATCATACATGGAAGAAAATACCTGTTGTGCAACTTTAGAAGAGTCGCACTTATCAGAGAGACCATATGTTAAATTCTTGATCCTATTGGTGACGTTGTCAAATTTCATATCCTCAATACGACCTGAGCGTTTAATGACCCTCATATACATACTATTCCACTTTTATTTTTAACTTATTTCTTGCACTCGAGATCTTTGCTCCTCACAGGAACAGTTCCGAAAGTCTCAAACTTACGGTTGGGTTGGAGAAGATAAGTGTTCACATAGAAAGGTCCCTCTTCACCAGCCCTAGCTACAGGAGCATACGAACCGACGAAGCAGGCTGGGGGTTGGCATGGAATTTCCTCCACGGTTGGGGGCTTGTTGGCATAGACTTCATTAAAGTCAGCAAAGTTCACCATTTACTATTGACACACAATTTTTTTCGGCGAGTATATTAAATGTGTGAGAACCTCCACCTTGACTCCATTCAGCAGTGTGAGACCCCATTGAACACTCTCTTCTTTTCGGACTTTAACAAAAATCTGATCCAGCGTGGTATTCGACAGACATTTAAGAACAAGACTGGTATCGCGATCGATTATCAGAACCCCGACGACCTCTATGGTATCATGCGAATGGTGTTCATCAATAATGCTGGTGATCACCACACCCAAGTGAAGGAACAGGTTAAGTTTATGAACATTCGTGTCATCGATACTGCTATGTCTCAAATTCAAACCGGTGTCTCACAGTACATCGCATATGCGAAGGATATCGATACTATCAGTGTCCCCCTCGATCAACCTATAAATACGAGCACGACTGGAAAAAAGATGGACTACAACGACAAGATTGGTATCAATTAAAGATTGGGTGCGACTGTATCATAAGTGATGAGTCTTAATTACTACAAGACTGAAACAGAGAAAGTTTGTAAATCCAAAGGCTGGGATAGGGCTGCCGTAGATACGGTATGGCTTCTCCTGACGGAAGAGTTTGGAGAACTCGCCTCAGCCATCAGGCAATATAAGAAAACATATAAGAAGACAAACCTCAAGAAGGAACGTGGTACAGATGTGATGATGGAGATGGGAGACGTCTTCAGTTATCTCTTCCAGCTCGCACACATGTTGAATGTGGATCTAGATAAAATGTGGGAAGAACATCGATCCAAAATGCATGATAAAAATTATAATCTGAAGTAGTAGTAACAACGATGAGTAAATACATGCTCAACGATGACGATGCCATCAATGATGTGAACCCATTCGTCACACACGATTTTTCCCTTCCTGGGGGTGTGAGACAGACGGGTGGTTTTAATGATTTTGTTGAGATGAAACCCCCACTCCAGGTTCCAGTTGTCGAGAAGAGTGTCTTTTGTGGGACTGGTCTGTGCAAAGAGGAGACTGAGCCATGCCTTATTAAGAAGAAGGTTCATCCACGGAGAAATGTTGATTGTGGTTTCACACGGCCCACTAAGAAGGTGACTGTAGGTGTATCCAACCAGAGTGTACCCTATTTCTGGATCTTTTTGGTTGCTCTCCTCATTGTTCTCGGTCTATTGTTTGTAAGACGCTGAAAAAGTATTCCAGTCTAGTCTTTTTTATACATTCCTGGATAACTTGTGGGACGTATTTTTTACACATCTTTTTGACGAGCTCCATCTGCCAAGCACTCTCCATATTAATGCGGGGTGGTTGGAATGTTGGATCCAGAATTTTAATCGCATGGACGAGACGAACGTATACCCTATCTGGCTGATCGTACACGAGTATATTTTCGAGTGTGAGTTCTGCCATACGCTGAAGAACCTCGACAGTCTTCCTAACCATCACATCTAGAAACTTCTCATATGGAATTGAATGTTTTTCTGATTCGAGTGTCACCCAGTCCGCCAGGGGCTCGGTGTTGATGTAGTCTGTGTACGTCTCATACCCCTTACCAGTCACATAACGATCGTAATTGACTTCCACATATGACAGATCGGATTCAATATCGTGCACATGTTTCACAGATTTGATAAAAGAAGTCATGTAGTCATGAGACGTTTGTTCTCTTTAACCAAAAAAAACTCAGTATACTATAAAACAATATGATCGTTGTCATCGTCATGATGTTCTGTATGGTCTTAGTGGCAGTAGGGGCCTACCTCTTCTTGAACCGCCCCCAGGAGGGTGACGACTGTGAGGGTAAAGACGAAAATGGTAACTATGTGATTGATGACGAGGGGGAGTGTGTCCTTGACAATTGTGTCTCGGGCTACTACAAGTCTGGGAAAGAATGTCTCGTCGATCAATCAGGTGAGGATTGTGAGCCCGAGGGTACCCCAGATCCCGGTGGGGTCTACCTCACTGATCAGGTGGGTGGTTGTGAACTCAGTAGCTGTGAATCTCCTTATGTTATTTCGGGTGATAAATGTGTCGTAGTCTATGAGTTCATTGTGAAGGAACAAACTGCCCACACGAATAATTACAATATTCACATCACCGACATTCGCGCTGATGGTGTCAGGGTAACGAGTGATCAACTCGTAATGCATGAGGAACCAGAATGGGCTAAATGTAACAGTAAGGAGGGGGGGTACGAATGTGAAGGTGAAAACTATGGTATTAATGATCCCGAACCTGCGACACCGGCTATGAACGACCTAACGTGGTCGGCGTGGAAAGAGGGTCAAGCTGTTACAGGTACCAAACTTCTCACCATCACGATGCCCTCAAAGGTAGCCATGTTTGAAATGGACTTTTTTAGGCCTAAGTATGTACCAGGGTGGACAATTAAGGAGAATGGTATCGAGGTTCTTTCGACTTCGAAAGGTGCTAACGAAAATACCCCTACCCCATCCACCGTAGAATACATAATCCCTTAAATAGAAACCTAAGTGAACCTCAACACACATAAAAACCATGTATTCATCAATTGCGAACAACAGCTTTTCGTATCTCCTCACTCTCGATGAGATACGAAAAGGCCTCCCTGATGAGACTAGACCCTCTTGGGTCAAGATTACCACGATCACGATGGTTTCGAGCTTTATCCAGCAGATTGATATTAAAAAGCTTCGTGAGACGTTCGAGCGTATTGGATCGTACCGCATGAAGAGGGAGGGTTCCTCAACGGAGGGCTTTGAGTGGAAATTGAAACCCACAACCTTCTATAATCAGGTGACCCTGACGTATCACGACACCTACAGTACCAAGTCTGTCAAGGTGTTTCCCAATGGTTCGATACAGGTTGCAGGGTGTTGTGACCTCTTCGACTGTAAACGCATCATCACTCAACTGGCCTATATTTTCAAAGTTTTCTTGGGTATGGAGATTAAGATTTCCAATGACACTTTCCGTGTGGTCATGATCAACTCAAACTTCAGTCTGAACTACAATATCAACCTCATGAAGGTGGCGGACTGGTTCGAGGAGTACAACGACATCTTCAAGGTGTCGTTTGAACCTGATAGATACTCAGCAGTTAAGATAAAGTTCAAACCCGCTCATGACATGAAGGAGATTACATGTAGCATCTTCAGCACAGGGAAAATCATCATCACAGGGGCGGAGACTCTCAAAGAGATTGCCTTTGCCTACAACATCATCAACCAGCACATCAACGAAAACCCTGGGATTAGGGTCTCTCGTACAGAGGAGACGGATGTATTTGACACGTATTTGGGATACAAGTGTGAACCTTTCATTGAAAAGCTCAGGGAGAGAGGATTTGAATCGTGGATGAAGACGATCACGAATAGACAAATTAATTTCTAGTTTTATAATAACAAAATGTCCCAGCGACTTGGTATGGCCGATGGTCGGTGCTTCACCATTAACACGTCCGCCCAACTCTTGAACAACTACGTCATGAAGAAGAATAACATCTCTTTTGAAGACAACTATTCTTACAGGCAGCTTCTCCAGAAGCAGGGTCCCGGTCTCCTCTCCCAGGTTCAGGCTGAGCAGGGTAAGGATAACTGCAACACCTGTGATAAGCCTCTCGTCAACGCATCCGACATCTACTAAATGAGCGAAATCACCAGAAAAACTTTAAAACCTTTCTATAGAATGTCGACATGTTCCATATGTCTCAATGAAGTCAGATCGACGAGAACAAATCCGCCGATCCGATGTGGACATATGTTTCATTCCCACTGTCTACAGGAATGGAAAGATAAAGGTAAGAATACATGCCCCGTTTGTAGAAAAGTATTTGACGGATCACAATTTAAAATTGTCGTGACGATTCAAAACAATTACACAGCAGCTTCAAACTCTGTGTCCTTGAACGAGGAATCTATTTTCAATGTGATGGATCTCTTCGATATAACCTTTGACGTGGAGGAAGCTTTAGACCTTGACAGCCTTCTTTCGGACCTTGGGGTGAGTCTTTCCGACTTTGATCCCAGTGTTCTTGACACAGAAGGATGAGCAGTACTTCTCATAGTTTAGACCTGGATAGTTCCTAGAAGCCTTACGGGGATCGACGATCGCCTTACCTTTCGCATCAGTCAGAAGTGGACCAGTCGCCCACCCCCTCTTGTGACTGAATACGTTGGCTTTGAACACGATACGCTTACCCACCTTGAATGGACCGGCACTCTTTACACGTGTCTCGGGAACCTTGAAGAATTTAGCCACCGAGGAGACGGTGTCTCCAGACTTGATCTTGTATTCAACTACACCGTGTTGTTTGTAGAAGTGAAAATCACCTTGACGAATGTAGTTTGTGGGCCTACCCGGGCAGACAAACATCATGACTTTGAAGTAACCCTTCTTACACTTTTCACCTGCATTAGCTTTGTAGACCTTTTTAGGATTGTCGGATATAACGCGATTAGGGAGACCAGTGCAGTGTGTATAGTTGTGGTGTCCATTTGACAGACCAGAGCGATCACCTGGTATGGACTTTTGCCATCTATAGGCTTCGTAGTCACCCACGGCATACGCGTAACAATTGTTGTTACCGATACCCGTAGATGTCCCCCAGCGCCTGTTAGTAAATTTACTTTCGGAACCACTCAACGGAAGCCCTTTCATTTGTAATCCAAAGAGAAAAAAATATTGACTCCTAATAAATGATCCAGGAAGTTTCTAAGGCTCGCAACAAGTCTGACATGCTCACAGAGTTTCTCATCTTCGTACTCAACATTCTCATCAGCACCTTCCTCCTTCGCCTCGTGTGGAACCGCTCCCTCGTGAAGCACATCTCCGTATTCAAGCCCGTCAACACCATGCTTGATGCTTTCGTGCTTTCGCTCGGTCTCGCCGTCGTACGGGGTGTTTAAACCTCCTTGTACCCAACAGTCGTCTCACCGTTAGGGTGCTTTAGGGTAGGGAAGGCCTTCATGCCATTGCACTCCTCCTTGTCACAGTCGACAAAGGTATGCTCCTTACCATTCTTTTTCATGTAGTCCAACTGCTTTCGGGTCCAGCCACACCCCATGGTTCCGAAAACAGTCCACTTCTTACCATTTTCGACGGGGGCCTTCTTAGCCTGACCAGTTTGCATGAAAATGAGAATATCGATAATCGCGAGGATAATGAACGCGAGCATTGTTTATTATATGTTAATATTATAAATGCCAGCCACCGTACTCTCCATAGGAAACAAAAATGTCACACTCAAGTACACCAGGAAAATGCCCCGTGGTGAAGTTGAACGGATGAAGTCGTTCGTCACTAAGAGTGGAACGAAACTCACCAAGACTCCAAAGTTTAAGATACTTTCCGAAGTTGATGAGGGTACGAAACGGATCTTCAAGGTCGTACTCTGACGATGCCAGGGCGTTTTTTGGGCTTTGCTTTTCCAGCCTTGAGGATGGCAACCGCCCTCGCTTTAGCAGCCTCTTTGTTTACTGGTGATTTTGCTTTAGGAACCCGAATTTTAATGACAGGGTTTGGTTTCTTCACAGGGATGACCTTCTTCATCTTCGTTTCACCCGTAAAGAAAGGTTTGGATAGAACTTCCTCAAAGTTTAAATTTACAGTCTTGTTACCCCTCAATCTCTTGTTCTTGACAACGTTCGATGTAATCCTGAGATAATTTGGGGGTAAAAGGTTTTCGATGAACGTCTTGACCACACGCTCCGTCGATGTCCGTGGTTGACGAACCATTTCATGGATGGAATTCAGGAAGAAATGTAAATCATAGTGTTTGTCCGACTTTCTCGAAATGCCAATGTTCTTGTAGTTGTTCGCATTGATGAGAGGATTCTTAATTCGTGGGAACACGGCAAATCCGAAATCAATGATGACAGCTTCAAAACCCGCATTCGAAATCTTAGATCCCATTATTTTCATATCCTTTACAGGGACTGGTCGAACGAGAATATTTCCAAGATGGAGGTCATGATGACGGAATCCCGGGTACTTCTTCTGGATGCGATAAAGGTTATAGATGACTTGTGCCATAACTGATTTAATCGCACTGAGTGTAGGTTTGTTCCATATCCACTCAACCAACTCTTTACCCTTCACATACTCGGAGTATAAGATATCCTTATTATCACATGTCTTGTAGAGGTACATCTTGGGAACCCCGAAACCTTCCAACTTTTTCGCGATGGTAAATTCCATCTTTGTTGGAGGGTATATTTCATCGAGAGCTCTTTTAAACTTTGCGAGTGGTATGTTATTCGT